ACCAAGAGTTTCTATTTGTTTTGCTTGTGGAACTGGTCCGCTGTAATCCCCTTGCCATGATGTTGTTGGCTTTCCTTGTAATTGAGCAAGAATATCTAACCAAGCAGGAGGTTTTAATAATTTAAGAAAAGCTCCAGCAGTTAAAATATTTGAATTTATAACCTTCATTTGATCTACAAATTTTGTATATTGATTTGTAGTACCAAAAAACCATTGCCAGGAACTTATTCTTGGATCAGCTAATAATTCTAATTCTGTTTGAACCCATTTTAAATCTTTTTTTATTCCTTCATTCTGATTTAACCAATTCCCCCATGCTAATTTTACATTGGTAGTTTGAGCAGCTAAAGTTCCAAATTTATCAGCAGTAGTTTGTCCCACATCCCCCATCTTTTCCATTTCTGATTCTACTAGTTTCATAAAGCCTCCTGTAGTTTTGAAAGCTTCGGTCACATCTTTAGTGGCTAATCCTAGAGGAGCTAATGAACGAGAAAACTTTCTACCCACTCCAGATATAATCATATTATCAAACTCTTCAACATCTTTACCCATCTGACGAGCACGAGCAGAGGCAAAAGTAAGATATGTATTCAAATCATTCATTGGTATTTTAAAATTCTGTGCTCTTACAGCCATTTGCATTAAACCAAGTTGAGAAACAACTCCTCTAGTTGATGTAGCAAGGGTATCAAGTACCTGAGAAGAATTACCTATCTTCTCAAAGGCTGTTTTAACTCCTTCTAAGGAAGCTGCAAGTTTCATAGATTCAGTAGAAAAACTTATCACTGCCTTAACAGAGAAAGCTACTCCTGCAAGTGCTGCAAACTTATTTAAAGCAGTAACTCCGGCATTTAATCCAGAAGTATCTACTCCTAACTGAGCTGTTAATTTTCCTAGTCCTAAATCCATCTTAGTATTTATTAGGTTTCAATCTTGGAAATTTACTTTGTTGAGCCATTCGTTTATTATGAGTTGCTGCTAATCCTATTAAAAATTCTTTCATTTGTGATACTGATTGTTTAGGTTGCTGATGAATTTTATCCCCTCCCCAATCTGGCATAAAATCAATAGGACTTGACATCTTAGTTCCTTCTTTTCCATTTATTGATATTGCTATGTTAGTAACTATTGATTCTAAGTAAGCAAATCTAAAATCTTCTCTCCATGTTCCTATTGGATCAATTGCATCATACGCTTGCCATTCACTTATCTGCTCTCCTGTTAATTGATCCAGTAAGAAGTCTGGATGTATTATTCCAATTTGTCTGCAGAGCCGGAAGAGGAATTGTCTTTCTGGTCTGCATTTGAGTTTTTTATTAAGGTATCTTTATCTTCCTTTTTTATAGCATTTAATCGGTTAGCAACTTCCACAATCTTATCCAAAGTTTCTGCTGCCATATTATTATTTAATACTACATGATCTTCATAGTTTAAAATACGTTCACCATTCTCATCACACAATGTAAGAACGGCTAATTTAGTACGAAAGTTATCAAGAGTTCTTTCATACGTGGTATTCCCTTTTTCATCCTTTCCTTCCAATAGAAGAGATTTTTCAAAAGCATCTCTTTCCCTTCCTGACATTTGTTTAACATAAACAAACTCACCATCATTCAATTCAACCTTTTCTTTCTTGAGTTCTTCTTTCTTCAATAAAGAATCTCTGTTTAATAATTTTGTTCCCATGATTAGTATTTATTAATTGTTTGTAAATAAAATAAATTCTTGATTAGAATTTTTTAAAATTGTTACGGAAGTCCTAAATTGGCACTACCTGCTCCACCACCAAAGCCTGAGTCAATGTCAATTGGACCAGTTAATTGAATTGTTACATCACAAGTTATTTTATCCGATGTCGGAATTGTGAGAGGCAATTCAGTAACCAAACCCATAACCTCCACCATTGTGTTTTCTGGGTCTGGCAGAATGATTCTGTAATTACCAGGAGTGTTACTTTCAAAATCTGCTTTGAACAAGATGTAATTGTTTTTTAAAAAGTTCATTGTAAATTTGACGGTTCCTGGATTACGGAGTGCTGCGGCAAATTCTCGATACCCTCCTGTGGAGGATAAAGATGAGACATCCACGGTGTCCCTTGTCATACTTGGTCCAGTAATAGAAACAATTTCAGCGATGTTATTCCACTGGGCATTAGCCCAACGCTGAAATACAGTTCCTACACCAGTTACTGCTAAACTCATTTTTACCTCCTTTGCAAGTTAAAATTTACGATAAATCTAAAACGGTCGTTATCATCTCTATCCAGAAGTGCGGGGCCACTGGAACAATAGATAACGGTATATAGAGCACCATTCCATGTTTGTTGTGATCTTCCATGTAAGGCGTTCTTTATAGCATCTGCTAAATTCCATCCATCAATATATTTACGATTTCTTACTCGTATCTGTACAGATGGGTATTCATATCCTTGAGTTATTAAACCAAGCATAGGAGGAAAACCAGGAGTATCAAATATGGTAACACTATTATCTGGCATTGAAGGTTCCTCTCCTATAAATAATGTAGTAGGAAAACTTAAATGAAGTCCTGAATAATCTCCATAAGCTAATAACATATCTCTTATATCAATTGATGGTGCATTCATAATTATCCTCCTATCTTTGCATTATCCCTAATTATTTCTAAAATTCTGCTAGCTTTCTTTTTAATTGCTGCCTCAAACCATTTTGGTCCTGATCCTTCCCTCCATTTTCTATCTTTCCAATAAGGATTAGCTGGATCATGCATTCCAAGATTTTCATGCACATACATAGCATAATTTACAGTATATCCTATTATTATAAACTTACCTTTCTTTGGAGTATTTGCTGCTACAAATCCTTGAGCTTCTGCTAATGTAGAAGAATGATTTGCTGCTATCTCTCCTGCTTTTGGTCCTTTAAAATTACTAACTCCTTGCCCAACTGGAATACTTGTAGCAGTAACCACAAACCAACTGGCTCGTAAATTTCCTAAATCTACAGGAGTTAATAAATCCCCTGTTTCTGTTTCATCCCTAATTAAAGCTGCTGCTTTGATCAATCCTGCCAAAGTCCTATTCTCCATAGCCATAATCTCCCTGTTAAGATTAGCCAGAACTATATCCATCCCCTTTATGCCTGTATTTGGATTAACACTCATTTTCTTTATGTTAAATAAACTTTATATAAAATACCTGTTCCTGTTACTAAATCCGGTGAAGAATCTTTTCCTTTGATAATAAAACTATCAGGAACAGACATTGGATCTTCTTCCTGAGCACTATTCAAATTATTTAATGTTCCCAGCACCATAATACCTTCCATATCCAATTCTTGAGAAGTATATACTACTGCTTTGGAATCTATTATTTTACCATTAGAATCTTTTAGTAAAACAAGTTTATCTTCCCACCGACATTGTATCTCAATGGGATCATTAAAGTTCTTTCCTCCCAAACCATCCGATACGGGATTTCCCCAATACACAGCAGTTTGAGTCAACATATTTAATATACTAGATACTATACTCATTAGCTAAAGTCTGAAGGATCAACAGGAAAACTTGGAATAGCAAATACACTGGCTGCTTGTTTGCCTAAATTAGACATCTTGCCAGTAGTGTCTAAAGTCTTAACCACCTGACCATAAGGAGTAGAATCTAAATTCTTTCCCCATTGTCCGGTATATTTTACAGAAGCATCCCCCAGTTTTTCATCACTGGTTGTTCTTTGCTTTACACTTGCTATTAAATGTGCTGTAAAGTACTTCTCAATCTCTTTCAATAAAATATCACCTATCAAAGTAGCTGCTAATGTTTGAGATACTACTTCACTTGCTGCTACAATAAAAGCACTTACAGTAGGATCATCTAATGTACAGTTTTCCATTATCTGTTTAACTTCTGATGCTGTTGTTCTTATAGCCATTATACCTTGCTCCTTTCTTTTTGTTTACCCCATAACAATGAGTCAATAAAACCTAATGCTTTCCGGTTCCATTCCAAACCTAACCATTCACATAGTTCATATAATTGTTGATAATCTCCATGGATCATTCTCTCTGGCCAGATTATCTTACAATTTAAACCTTCCTGTATCATTTCTACAAACTTAGCTTCATATTCATGAACCAGACTTAACCAACCTTCTTCTGTACAATGCTCCGTCATATATTTTGTTTTCATACAAGACTGAACAATATCTCCGGTTCTCCTTCTCACTATAATATACTTAGCATGAGGATAAGCATAATTCCATACTTTCCACATCATAGGTATATTAGAATCCTTATACATCCATGCTCCTCCTTTGTATCCTTCCTGCATTATAATGGATTCCACTTCTTCTTTCCAATTTATAGGAATATAACCTAAACCAACTTTGGAAGTATTCAAATATAACTTAACCAAATCTTCCCGAATCCTGTCATTAGAATACATTCCCCGTTTAGACATCTCACCACCAAAAGCACCACAGATATTAATAGTAGCAGCTATCATAGTTGCTCCACTTCTTGGAATACCAGTTATCAATATAGGATCACGTTCTATCATACTAAACTTTTATTATATCTCTTTTCAAACAAAGGTTGATAGTTTCTAAATCCTCCGGTAATATCTGAATGACTTGCTCTTTGTGTAGCTACCATTGGATACGTTATGAAGCAATTAAATTTAGGTTGAATCTGCTCCATATAAAATCTATCAATAACCATATTCTCTTGAATGTTATTTAAGATAAAATCTACAACTTGTTGTGAACCATATACAATCGCATGAGTGGTTTTGCCTCCTCTTAGTCTTAAAAGATTTTTTGAATACCTACTTACTGAGGTTCTCAAATGTGCTCCAAGGTATAACATATCCCAATCCTCTGGTAATTGCTCAAATGATTGCTCCACAATATCCCATTTCTCTATCATTAAACAATCATCTTCAAATATAATAAATGGAAACTTATGTTCTTGTTTTAATATCTCTACATGAGATTTAAGACATCCTTTACTTCCAGGAGTTCCGGTAATAGCAGAAAACCGAACAATAGGAATTGGAAAAGGAGTATCTTGTTTTTGAAATTCTTGTAATCTATCTTCTCTGCTATCCAAATTAATTACAAAAGCTTCCTGAAGATTTATCTTTGGTTTCTTTTCCGTCACATAATCTTTAACCCAATCAATAGATAGAGAAGCTTCTGCTATTTCATGTATTCTTGGTTTCCCATGGAAACAAACAATTATAGCCTCTTTAGGTAGCGGATTAAGTAATCCTCCATTTAAAGGTTTAAAATCGAAAATAGATGGGAGCAATTGTTGCCAAAACATATCCGAAGTAGTTACCGATCTTAAAAACCTATCCATTCTAAATCCCTGTACTTTATTAGATGTATTCCAAGCTTTCCAAACCAACTTTGTTTTCTCACAATTAGCAGGAAACCAAACCAATCCAGTAGCCAATAAACCTTTCTGCCAAAAGTCCTCCAAAGTAATAAACTTAGATTGATCTATAACTAACTCAAATATCTTTTCCAAAGACTGTATAACAGCAGTATCAAGATCAATATAAAGAAAGGGTTTATATTTTTCCATCTCTGGACTATAAAGCTGTATCCTTGACCAAGTGCCTCTGTACTCATTTGTTAAAGGAATAAATTCAATATTACCTAAATCATATTCATGGGAAGCCTTATCCCAAAGACAAACTATCCTTGGAGAAATAGAAGATTGCCATTTATTATTAATATGACGAGTAATTAACTCAACATCCCTGAAGGCAAAATCTCCTCCACTTCTTAATACCAATACTATTGTAGGTCTATTTTCCATACAACTGAGAATAAATCCAATGATACGTAATTTCTAATCCTTTCTGTAAAGAATAATCTGGTTCCCAATTAAGTAATTCACTTATAAGTTTATTATCAGAACATCTTCCTCTCACTCCAAGTGGTCCATCAATATGATTCATAAATATTTGTTTTCCTGTTATAGAAGCTACCATTTGTACTAACTGATTAATTGTAACCATTTCTTCTGATCCAATATTAAGAGGTTGAAAAGAATGAGGGGCTTCCATTAAACTCCGAATCCCTTCTAAGCATTCATCTATATACAGAAAAGATCGTGTTTGATTTCCATCCCCCCATATATCAATTGTCCCTCCCGCAGGAGCTTGAGCAACTTTCCTACATATTGCTGCAGGAGCCTTTTCTCTACCATCATTCCAACTACCCTCTGGACCATATATGTTATGAAAACGAGCAATACGAACATCCAATCCTTTATTTCTTTGATAAGCTAAATAAAGTCTTTCACTAAATAACTTCTCCCATCCATACTCACTATCCGGTTGTGCTGGATAAGCAGAATCTTCTGAACAATTAGGATTACTTGGATTCATTTGATTCCTTTCAGGATACATACAAGCAGAAGAAGAATAAAATAATTTTCCTACTTTATTATCAGAAGCCATCTTTGCTACATTAATATTAATCAAAGCAGAATTATGCATTATCTCAGCATCATGTTCTCCGGTAAAGATATAACCAGCACCACCCATATCTGCTGCTAACTGATATACTTCATCAAAAGGATTTGGACCATTCTTATGGGTTTGATCTGGTGACCAGAATACCTGAGAAACTATATTTGGATCACGTAAATCATCCTTAAAGAACTCATCAGCAAGACTATGGGAAAATGAAGGAGCTTTCAAATCTACTCCCCGAACCCAATAACCTTCTTCTTTCAATCTCTTTACAAGATGAGAACCTATAAATCCACCTGCTCCTAATACTAATGCTGTTTTCATATTAATTTACTTTTAATGCTATTACATCCAAACCTTCTTCCATTTTTGGTACTAGATAATATCCTTTAGATTCTAAAAAAGCTACAATCGGTTCTGACTCCCATTTAGCAGTGGATTCATATTGAATCATATGAATATTATGTTTTTCAAAGTCAATAGATTTTATAATTTCCTCATCATATCCTTCTGCATCAATTTGTAAAAAATAAATATCCTTGATAGAATATTTCTCACATAATTCTTCAAAAGTCATACTTGGAACTTCTATTGTTTTCCCTGCCTCAGTTTTAACTCCATAATATTCTGTAGGAATTTTTAAACTGAAATGACCTGTAGCATATCTTTCATCCTTCTTTGTTTTTTCTTCATCCACTAGTTCCTTTGGTAAGTATAATTTAACCATTCCTGTATTAACATCTGTAATAGCTACATTCTCAATAAATTTATTAGCTATTTTAGCATAATGAAATTCAATAAACTTATTTAAGTCTTTGTTAGGTTCAACAAGGATAACCTTAGAAAGAGAAATCCTTGTACTCATACAAAGTCTACAAAATTCATCATTCCCATCATTAGTTCCTATCTGAACTACTACTACACCATCAGGAAATTGTACTTTCATAATAAATTATCTTCCGTTAATAATCTCTTCAAATCATCTTCTAACCACAATTCACTTTGACTATATGTTTGAGTAAATAATTTAATCTTTTCCGGTAACTCTTCCAAATCCTCAAAATAAATACAATCTGAAAATCCAGCTTCCTTATCATAGTATTGTAATGTGTCTATTTTAACCTGTTGTATGGGAATGGACTTAACTAGCAGTATCTCATAGAACTTAGCTACAAAAGCATTAGCATTACCTAATGGAGAAAGAACAAACCTATATCGGGATAAAATTCTCATATATTCTTTCCATGTAGGAAAACAACTGTTATAAATGGTTAATCCAAAATGATTACGAACATAATCAATTACTGGACGCCTCCATTGATATTGTAATCCTATAAAAACTATTTCATTTGCCTTATTATCTGTATCCACAATTATTTCATCCTTAAAGTGTTTAGACATAAGAACTCGAAATAATTTAGTTCCAAAGGTTTTACAATCATCAACATCATAAGTATAATGAACAAACTTATTAGCTTTAGCAATCTGATTATATAGATCAATGTGAGTAGGATGATTATTACTCATAATCTTTTCAACACTTATTAAAACCACCGTGATATTTAATTTATTACACTCCTCAATAAATCCTTCCGATTGATAAACATCCATATGTGGTCCATGGAAAGCTCCCCCGATAAATAAGACATTCAAACCATCCAAATCACAAATACAATCCACTAACCGGATTTCCCCATATATATCAAGTAGAGCATAATAGTAGTTTTGAAACTGCATATGCTTGGTAAAATTAATATCACTTATTAAGCCTACTTTCATTGTAATGTCTTTACTTTATTTCTCCAATATGCAAATGTTAATTTAAACGGATCAAAATTCATATTGCTAATTCTTTCATATTCCTTATTCAAAAACTCCTCAGTAACCTCACTCCAATCATCTACAATCACATGAGGAAAATCCTTATAATTATCAATACAGATACTTCGTTTACTTATCGGGATACATCCTAAATACCAAGCTTCCCACATCCTATGGTTATCAAAACAATTACCCATCGGGTTGAGGATGAACTTGAAGGAATTAAGCAATTCATAAAACTGCTGATAGGTAGTCTTATCATAAGTAGTAACCCATGGCATTGGTTTGAATAAATCATATACTTTCCTTCTTTCTTCCTTATTAGTACTCATTCCATGATTCATCAATACAAATCCTGTTCTATTAACAGGTTGCTTTCTTAGTTGAAG